TTGATATAGGAACCATGGAAATAAGTGAAAAAGAGTACCGCAAAGGCACTTATTATGATGGTGTATATTTAGAAGGTTATTTTTTTGGGAAGTATATAGTGGGTAACAAAATATCAAAAGGTGATTATGCTGATTATTTTGCTCAATATGAAAGTTATAAAGAAAGTTTTTGGGATAATAGACCTGACATTGATAAATTATTAGGCGATAAGAATGATAACTAAGAAAAAATACGAACTAAATAAAAATTTTACACACGACCTAAAAGCCGGTGTAATAAGAGAAGAAAAACTAGCTGAGATATTAGCAGATAAACCAATTGAAGTTAAAACTGAGATGGGTATGTGGAAAGACACGGGTAACCTAGCGATAGAAATAGAGTTTGATGGTAAGCCGAGTGGCTTATATAAAACAGAATCTGAATATTGGTGGCATAATTTAGAGGTTAGAAACGAAGAATATATGTCTTTGTTTTTTAAAGTAGCTACCTTAAAGGAAATTGTAGAAAAAATTATAGAAAACTATCCGCATAGAGTAAGGATGGGTGGAGACGATAACCTAAGTAAATTAGTGTTAGTCCCACTGGCGGGGTTGTTTTTTCTAAAGGAGAAAGATTTAAATTGGCGGAAACCGCCTGCAAACAAAAAGGAGGCAAATAATGCCAAAAGTTAGTGCACATTTAGGATTTACATTTAGAGTAGGTCCATTAGAACAAAACCAATATGGTCGAGTAGACTTATCTGTTGACCAGATAGATACAGAACTACCTATAGAGCCTCAGCTAGAGGAATCAAAAAAAGTAGCTGATGTTATATGGGAATTTATCAAAGGAAAGGTGGACGCTCAAATCGAGGATATGTTAGATGAGAGCAAATAATTCCCCCGAGCCTACTCGAATGGCAGTTTTAGAGGCAGTACTCGCAGAACGAGAACGCCAAGATAAAATTTGGGGAGAGCAACATCATGATGATGCTTGGTGGAATATTATTACCGTTGAAAGAAATGGTGATATTGCTAGAGAAGTCTATGGACAAAACGAAACAAAATTATTTATTGAACTTATACAGACCTGTGCTACTTACTTAGCTTGGGCTGAAGCGGTTCGTGGCAGGAGTAGAAATGGATAAAAACGCAGAAGACGCAATAGAGAAATTATTAAAAAACAAAAGTTTGAACTTTCAAAAGGGTGATAGTGATTCTTTTGTCACAAACAGGATACCTTTTAATGTCCCAGCATTAGATAGACTTACAGGAGGAGGTATTCCATTCAAAAAAATGACCCTTATATATGGTCCAACCAATGTAGGGAAATCATATTTAGCCTCTCAAATAGTAGTTAATGCCCAGAAAATGGGTGGAAAGGCTGTTTGGGTAGACACGGAGCTTTCTTACGATAAGGATTGGATGGCAACTTGTGGTGTAGACAGCCAGAACATTTTGGTTTCACAGCCGACTACAGGGGAAGAAGCCTTGGAGCATATTAGAGAAGCAATGATAGCAGGGTTCGAGGTAATCGTATTAGACAGTATAGCAGGGTTAGTCCCTAGTAATGTAGTCGAAGAAGATTTTGGGTTCAACCCTATGGCGTGGCAAGCGAGATTTGTAAACAGTTCATTCCCTAAGCTATTCCCTCACCTGCAACATGGTTCAGCTTTTGTAGCAATAAATCAAGTGAGAGCTAGCATGGGGCCAGTGGCTCTAGATAATATGCCTGCTGGTCAAGGACAAGTATTCTTTTCTCATTCTATCTTGCAGGTACAAAGAAAAGGGTGGATAACAGAAGGCGAGAAAAAAGTAGGGTTTGACATGAACGTCAGATTACGAAAGACCAAGACTGGTGGAGAGAATTGGGATTCAGCTATTGTTCCCTTTAGAGTTGAGGGAGGAATTGATTTAGTTGAAACATATATTAGAGATGGCTTAGAACAAAACATTATAACTAAGAAAGGTGCTTGGTATAAATATAAGGATATAAATGCTCAGGGCTTGAATGGTATCAAGAATGAGTTTTTAGAGAACCCAGAACTTTTTGAAGAGATGAAAAGTGAACTTACCCCCTAGAGATTATACAGACCAAGAAAACCTGATAGCTAAATGCTTAGATGAGTTTGGGTTACGGTATGAGCAACAGGCATACTATCACCCGTATATAGTGGACTTCTATGTTCCGGAGTTAAAAATGGTTATAGAGGCAGATGGAGTGTACGGTCACTTAGGTAAGAGAGACAGAAAAAGAGATAAGGATTTACAATCTATTGAAGATATAGAGTATATTGTACACATAAAAGAAAAAACATTAGGAAAAATTAAGGATATACTATGGCAGGAATTAACCAGATTAAGCCAATAAAAAAAGAAAAGAAGTCTAGAAAAACAGTAAACAAGGTACCTGCTGATACATGGTTAGAAGATATGATAGATGGCTCTTTAGAAGGAGTAATGACAGCTCCTAAAGCTGGTGTCTTTTATCCATCATCTTTAGGTAACCCATGCGACCGATATCTTTGGTTGTGTTATAACGGGCTAATGATAGACCAGTCCCTCCCAGCTAATTTAGAAAGAATTTTTCAGAATGGGGGTTCTTTAGAAGACAGGGTAGATAGGTGGCTTTCGAACCTAAATATTCTTGTAGACCGAGAAATATCTGTCAAACAAGACATTCCTCCTATTTCTGGACGAATAGACTTTATAATTAATCATGCTACGTATAATCATATGCCGGTAGAATTAAAGTCCATAAACACTAATGGTTTTAGCAAGTTAAGAAGCCCAAAGCCAGAACATATGGTACAAATTCAAATGTACTTAAATATGGGTGGTTATGACATGGGAACTGTTTTATACGAAAACAAAAATGACCAGAAGATAAAAAGTTTTTTGGTTGAGCGTGACACCAAAGCATGGGACGAAATCTTAGCTAGATGTTTTAGTATTCAAGAAATGCTAGCCAGACCTGATAAATGTACAGGGGCTCCTTGGTGTGCTTGCCGAAAGGTGGAGGATTAACACATGCAGGAAAGAGATACTAAATGGACTCCGATGAAAGCTTTAGGAAGAGCTAGGAAAAAAGTTGATTCATTAGGAATACCTATATTTAACCCAGATTTAGCAGAGCGTGAGAATTTAAATTTCTCGGAACTTGATAAATATTCTGACAAAGAGCTTGAAGGGTTTCTAACTATGTATGGAGGCTATGAAGCTTTCTTAGAAACCAAGGTAGCTACACTTGAAGCGACTTTAGGTGCCCTAGAAGCATCGTTTAACGAAGGCTACTCTACTTCTTTATACCAATTATCCAAACACTACGAAAAAGAAAACAAGAAAAAACCCATAAAAGATGAGATTAGGGGTGAGATTATGTCGAAAAACAAACAATTAGCACAGGTAAAGAAAGATATTATTGAGCAAGAGGCTGAATTACGTATTGTTAGAGGTCTTTTAGAAACATATCGTAAAGCTTACGGGACAGTAAGTAGGGTGGTTACCTTAAGGACTAAGGGAGGTCAAGATTAGATACTTAGGATTAGACTGCTCTAGTTTAGCAGTACATGGAGCACTGGTAGATGACAATGAAGAACTTATATCTTTATATAAATGGAATAGTAAGGAAAAGAGTTTTGACCTAAGATTCCCAGATATGATTAAAGAATTTTCGGAAGAATTAAGTACAATAGATAAAGTAGACTTTGCAGCTATTGAAGCAGCTATTTTCATACAAAACCCTAAAGCAACTATTGCTATAGCTAATGTAGTTGGGGCAGTTTGGGGGTTTTTACTAAAAGAAGATATATCTACTACAATTATAGATAACAGAAGATGGAAAAAAATTATTGTTGGGAAAGGCAATGCCAACAAAGATTTTATAAAAGAATTTGCTATAGACAAGTGGGGAGACAAATTTCCCGAACAAGATTACGCTGATGCAGCATGCATAGCGTTATGGAACAAAAGGAGGTTCTAGTATGATAGGTGCAGGTGGGCTAAGTAAAGTAGTAAGAGGCTTTCAAATGTTTTTCCCGGGTAAGAAGGAAGAACCTAAAAGAAAGTATGAGGACAAATTTCCCAAGAAACTTCCAACTATAGAAGATGTAAAAAAAGAATATGGGGCTGTTGTTTGGTGTAAGTTTGCTAAATGTGGTAGTAACCAACAAGTAAAAAATTTACAGAGAACTACAGGAACTTTATTGAAAAGACAAAATTACACCCCAATTAATGCACAAGAACATGTTTGGGCTGGGGTATGTACTAGAGGTGAGATAGGAATGCAATTCAATGAAATAAGATTACCCGGTGGCTCTAAGGTAAAGGTTCCTAGTTGTTTTACAGCACATACAGATAAAACAGGTTATTGGGATTTTTCACAATTCCTAAATTCAGATGGAAGTCCATTAGGTGGGAACATAGATTCTCAACATGTATCTGATGATGGATACGGAGCCCTTGATAGCAACAGTATATACGATTAATTATGCCTAAACATATACCAGACGAAATTAAACTTAAAGCAATGGAATTGTTCCTCAAGGGAGATAAAACTGCTAAACAAATAGCGGAAGAAATTTCTACAGAAGAACATGCTGTTTCCCCACCTACTATATATATGTGGGCTAAGAAAGATAAATGGGGGGAACAAAAAGCTGTGGCTATAGCGGACAAACAATCTGAATTAGCCGAAACAGAAGGGCAAAGATTTGCTAGGTTACAAGCAACCCAGTTAGACGGGTATACGGAAATAGCAAACAAAGCCACAAGAGAAATGACAGAGCTTCACTTTGACCGAGCCTTAGATGCTGCAAGAGCTGCAGACATAGGCATAAAAGGGCAACGTGAAGTATTACAAGGCATGATAAACATGGAATTTGTTCAAGATATCATGAGTGTTTTGATTGAAGAAATTTCTGATAATGAAACACTACAAAGAATCGGTATCAAATTAAAAGCTATCGAACAAAAACATAGGGATATATAGAAATGCCTAAAGATATTATCAGTGTAGAGGGAGCATTCAATATGCTCTCCCAAGGACTTATAGAACAAAAAAGATATGAAGTAGGAAGCTTTAGAGAGTTTATTGAAAACATCTGGGCTCTTTCATATGATAATCCAGAGTATTTCAAAGCGTGGCATGTAAGCCTACTTACAGAAGATATTGAAGAATGTTTAGAAACAGGCTTGAACTACGTGGGAGTGTTGCCTCGAGGACATTTTAAGTCCACAATTTTAGGGCATGCTTTTAGTGTTTGGAGATTGTTGAAGGCCCCTAGAGATATGTCCATACTTTATCTTTCTTATAGTGATGGTATGGCTAAATATCATATAGCAGAAATAAATAAGATTGTTTCAAGAAATCCAATTATCCCAGAACTCCTTATAAACAGAAATCCAAAAGCTGATTTCTCCGCTAGATTTTATAAAAACAATAAACCTATGGAAATAATGCATGGTGGATTGTTTTCTTTCAAACGAGGTATGCACGTGAATGGGGCACTAATTGCCGATGACGTATTGAGAGACCCTGAAAACCCATTGAATATAGGGCAGATAACTAAAGTAGAAGACCACTTTATGACAGAGTCAATGTTCATTCCCCTAAAAGACGCTCCTGTAATTGTTGTGGGGACTCCTATGATGCCAAACGATATATTGGCTAAGTTACAAAGTGATGAACGATTCAAAGCTAGAGTATTACCTGCACTAGACCCAGTGCCGGGGAGAAGAGTATTGGCTCCAGAAATAATGAGTGAGAAGTACTTGCTAGCACAACAAAAAGCTAGACCTAAATCTTTTGCTTCAGAGTTCATGTTGATTCCTCATTTTGCTACAGAGTCATATTTCAATGAAGAAGATATCACAAACTGTGAGGATGAAACATTAAGGTTATACCCAGCAACTAAAAAGTTTACAGATTGGGAAACTGGGGACCAGACTTTTGGAGGTTTCGATGTAGGTAAGAAGAAACACCCATCTCATTTAGTTATCTTTAGAAAAAGAGGGGAGAGAATAGAACAACTCCATTCCTCCTTTTTAGATGGCTGGAGTTACTCAGACCAAATAGAATATTTAAACGAAGTAGCTGATAACTTTGACCTAACTTCAGGTTATATTGATAACACTCGAGGGGAGCTAGAAGACCGAGGATTAGACGCTCGCTGGAGACCTATGAATTTCACAAGAAAAAGTAAAAATACTATGGCAGGAGTCTTTGAAAAATTTGCTCTTGATGGTATATTAAAGTTAGTAAAAGACGAAAGACAGAAGCAGCAGATTTTGTCCGTTAGTAATGAATTAAAAGCTCCCGATACCCCAATGGGTCATGGGGATGCTTTTTTCTCAATTGCTATGGCTCTACAAGCAGTACATGACACAGCATATAAGTTTGTAGATTTAGGGAGTGCTACCGATTGGTTCAACGCAATCAGTCCGGGAGAAACTCCTGAGAGTAGAAAGCAGAGCAGAGACGAGCAAAGCGGTTTGATAAAAGAGGGTGATGATGCCAAAGCAGCTAACCCACTACAAATGGAGCCGGTCAACCCAAGTGTTGTAGCTGAGTCTGCACCAAACCCACAATGCAAGGAGGGAGTTTGTAACCCAAATTTTTGGGTACCTGAACGAGGTCTTTGTATATATTGTGGGTTTAGAAAATAAAGAAATTACAGGAGAATATACAATGACAATAGAAAACCGAACTTTTAATTTAAACACCCCAGCTATTACAGACCAAGCAAATATAATATTAAATCACAGGTATCTCCTAAAGAACTCAGACAATGAGGTTATAGAAACTCCTGAACAAATGTTTAAGAGGGTAGCTAATGCTGTAGCTATAATTGATAAAGATTATATGGGGTTAGGTGTAGAGGCGGATTTGACAGCTAAAGACTTCTATACAATTATGGCAAACTTAGAATTTATTCCAAACTCTCCAACATTGATGAATGCGGGTACTGAACAAGGTACTTTATCAGCTTGCTTCGTATTACCTTTAGAGGACAGTATGGAAGGCATAATGAAAGCAGCAACAGACAGTGCTATGGTTCAGAAATTTGGCGGGGGTACTGGGTTTGCTTTATCTAAACTACGACCTAGAGGAGATGGGATAAAATCTACTCATGGTATAGCCTGCGGTCCTATAGAGGTCTTAAAGACTTTATCACGAGTATCATCAATGATTACGCAGGGTGGTAAAAGAGATGGGGCTAATATGGCAGTCATGTCTATCTATCACCCAGATATATTAGAATTTATTGACTGTAAAAAGGTTGAGGGGGATATACATAACTTCAATATTTCTGTTGGTGTTGATTCTAACTTTATGAAAGCTGTAGAAGCTAACATGGACTATAATTTAATAAACCCTAAAAGTAATGAAGTTGC